TGCTTACGCCATGACATATTGTTTATTCATCCTGTTACATATTTATAGTTTATATCAAGTGTTATGTCGGCATAAATTGGCTATTTCGTTGTAATCTAACACTATCATTGAGCAATGCTGTTTGTTTAGCACCTTGGATATTACCATGAATGGTTTCATTATTTTGTTGTGCTAATAATTGGTTAGTTCTTTGTTGTTCTGATAACATTGCCGAAGCTGTTCTATTGCTACTACCAACGTTTTCGCTGCCAACTGTTGCTAAATCAGTACTGGTTTTTCCAATAGACTCGCTTGCTTTTTGATCAAGCATTCCGCTAACGGTTGATCCTGCTTTTTGTCCAAGCATTCCGCCAACAGTTGATCCAAGCATTGCACCTGCCGGACCGCCAAAAAATGCTCCTATTGCTCCGCCTAATAATGAACCTACTAAATTGCCAGTAGTTCCAGCAGTAGTATCTGCCGGTCCAGCCAATTGTCCAGCAACCGCAGAACCTAATCCGGTTAATGCTACTGCTCCTACTCCGCTTTTAATTGCTGTCGATTTTCCGGCGACTGTTTTTCCTGCAGATATTACTTTAGTTCCTGAACCAGGAAACTGTTGTTGCATATATTTTGCAAAGCCAATTAATGCCATTGTTGAATTTTTAACGGCACTAGTGTACATCGATTGTGCTGCAAACAATAAGCCTGCAACTGCTACTAGTCCAAAAAATCCGCCAACAACTGTACCAGTCATATTACTTGCACCTAGCATTTTACCTAGCCATTCTAAAGGAGATAGTATTGCACCGATAATATCAACGAACGCCGATATTGGTGCAATAAATGCTGCCCAATTAACTGAATTTATTAATTTTAAGAATGGTATGCTTAATGCTGCTAAATTTGCTTGAAAGCTTCTAATTTGTGCATTAAATTGTTGAGCTGTTTTATCCTCTTCTCTTCGTTTTGCACCTTCGGCACTGTTATAAAAGTTTGCTTGTTCAGCTAATGATAATAATTGTCTAGCACTATCACCTGCTTGACCTTCTAAGTTGGCCAGCATTCTAAGTTCTGTACCACGTGCTTCTACTTCTCTAATAATTGTATTACGAAGTTTTTCTTGATCTGCTGCGGTTATTTCTCCGCCTTGTTTAACTATTCTAGCTTGTCTTTCTATTTCGGAATAAACTGCGCTACTAGCACTAATTAAATTTTTACCGGATTGTGTAATAGTAAATGGTAAATTGCCTAATGCAGACTTTAATGCATCAGCAGCTACTGCATCACCTGCTTCACCGAATACACCACGCAAGCTAGCACCGAATTGTTGAACTGCTTTTGAAACTTGATCTCCACCACGTTTAGCAGTTTGTACAAAGTTAGCAACAATAGGATCTTGTGCTAATTTCATTGCAGCGGCTGCTAATTCCATAACACTCTTACCGGTTCTGTTGGCTAATGTGTCTAATTCTTCACCTAATGCTCTTGAATTTTTAATAACTATTTCTTGAGCAGCTTTGCCTTTAAATCCTTGACTAATTGCTGTTTTTGTTTGTTGAGCAGTAAACATTGCTAACTGCTCGTTAGTCATTCCTAGATTACCAACCTCAGCAGTTGCTAGTCTAACACTACCAACTAATAAACCAAATTCTTTAGCACCATTAGTTGCACCTGATGCCAGACTTGCAAAGCCACCATCTGTAGCAGTAATCGCTTTGCTAAACTGTTCTATATTAACGCCTGCGGTTTTTGCTGCTATTGCATAATCAAAAATACCGCCACTAATTCCTCGTTGAAGACCTTCTGTTATTTTGTCTGCATAACCGGTTAAACTTCCAACAATGGCGCCTACACCTAATGCAATTTTAGACGGACCAGTATCAAGTATCTCTAATGCTCCGCGGAATCCTCCGCGAGAAACTGAACGTAATGCGCTACCAAACTTATCTGCTTCTTCTTTTAATTGTTTAAGTTTTTTCTTTTCGTCTTCTTTAGATTTAGTTAACTTATCAGTGGCTTTAACTGCGTCACTAGTAGAGTCATTTAACTTTTTATTAAGTTCTGTATTTCTTCGAATTGTTTCTTTTACGCCAGAAGTACCTCCGCTACCAGCACTGCCCAATGATTTACCAATCGCAGAAATTAGCCTTTCCATTTGGGCAGCAGAAGCTAACCCGTCTAAAGTGAAATCAAATTGATCACCAGAAAGTATTCTACCAAAGCCTTTTGCTGTTTCTGCCATTAAATATGTATATAAATATAGTTAAGAGTAATCTCTGTTATATACTATATTTAGTTGGAGAAAAAATGCAAAATCAAAACAACCCTTTAAAAAATTATTTTAGAAAACCAGGTATTTGGATCAAGTTGCCTAGCCAAGGACAGTTCTATACTGTCAAGCCAAAAGACTTAAATGACATGGGAGAAATTCCAATTTTTCCCATGACTGCAAAAGACGAATTACTTTTAAAAAATGCAGATGCATTACTCAACGGTAGTGCCATCACTGAGCTAATACATAGCTGTGCACCATGCATAGAGAATCCAGAACAAATGCCAAGCATTGACTTAGATGCTGTATTATTGGGTATCAGACGTTGTACATATGGAGAATCTATGGACGTTTCAACTGTACACGACTGTAAAGAAGATGCAAAAAATGATGTTAGTTTAAATTTAAATGCAGTAATTTCAACGATTCAAGTAGTCGATCGCATTGAGCCAATAAGATTAAGCAGCGACATTAAAGTTTATATCAAGCCAGTAACAGTAAAACAATTACTAAATTTAAACTGGGTACAATATGAACAAGTTAGAAATATTCAATTAGCCGAACAACAAGAATTAGATGAAAAAACTCGTATTGAAATGTTACAAAAAAGTTATCTTGAATTAACTGAACAAAATATTAAAATTGTCAGCGAGTGTATCGAAACTGTATTGTTGCCGGATGGTATAAGTGTTAGTGATGCTAATAACATCAAAGAATGGGCAACAGATTTAAGCAAAGCAGATTTCAAACTAATCGAAACTGCTATTATGAGTGTTGGTAATAAAGGTATAGAAAAAACATTCAAAGTACATTGTCAACATTGTAATCAAGATTATGACAGTCAACTAGATTTGAATCCTACAACTTTTTTCGAATAAGGCTTTTGTCCCTTAAATCAGGTCCTGAAATTATGAAGCTATTGAATAGCTTGGAAGCAGAGACAAAAGCCATTATAGAAGATACAGTAGCCATAGCAATTTATTCAGGACAAAGTTATGAACAAATATGGAATATTACCTATGATGAAAAGAAGATATTCCTTAAAATACTAAAAGAGAAACTAAGCATAGATCGAGGCATTAAGCCAAAAGATACTTTAACACAAGAATTAATTTAAGTTGTTCGAAGAACAACAAGATTTATCTTTTACTTTACAGTAAAACACAAATCTTAAGATTCTTTCATTAACATTCTTTACTATTATTAATTGTTCTTCTTAGATAATACTTGTCAAGGTTTTGCAGTCGTACTTCGCCCTGTTAAGGACGAAAGTAAAAATTGGAATCCTGTCTGAGGCCCATTATCGTAATCTATTACTACAACTATCTCTAGCAAAGGCGGTTACGCTGTACCTTTTTATGTAGCTCTTCTTATAACGCAGAATTAAGTAGCCAATAGATAAACATCTTAATTCTTGTAGGTTGCAATGACTCAGCAGTGCCTACTCTTTTTGGTCATACTATACATTTGCCAACACTTTTCATACCTTGTGTTGCGTCCTGTTAAGGATAGTGGCAATCATGTCTCTGCTACTGCTCAGAAATTCCTTCCCTGCGACACGCGGTCCAGTTATTGGGTACCTAATTTAACTTGCTGGTACAGGCATTATCAGTAGTGTCTTCTGTGGCTGGTGCCGATTTAAATTTTGTTTATGATATGAGATCCGTGGACGCGAACGGATATGTGGCCATTGTAATAATCTGTTGTTTCAAGAACTCGTCTTTCGAATTGTTCTTTTGCTTCTAAATATGAAGTATGTGCCTTGGATGTGCAGTAATGTAAAATCTCACGAGTGAAATTTTCTTTGCCTAGTGTGGTAACGTCTTTAGATAATTCGTCGCTACTACCGTAGTAGTCTCTCCAGTCAGAATCGACCTTTGTGCGAATTTTCTTTTTCTTTTTGATGCCATTTTTTTGCTTGACAACTTTATAACTTGTCTTTGCAAACTTTGCCAATTTCTTGCCTATGTATTTGCGGCCTGTGACCATGTTAGTTATGATATAAACAAAACCAACACAGTCCTCAGGAAGTTCTTCTATTAAATTACCTTGGTAAAGCCATGTCATCAGTCTTATTTAACTGATAACGCCGCTTTCTCTTCGGTGATTTCTTTACGTCTAGCTTTTACTAGCTTGGCAACTTCTTGTAGTGCTTTGCGAGCACGGCCAGCAGCAGCTTTGACTTTTTTAGTTGTAAACTTTTCGTTTTCTTCAATGTAAATTTGAAATTGTTTAACAAGTTCTTCTTGTGTGTTTACTGGGGTTGTTGTTTCTGTTGTCATAATTTTTAAGCCTTTATAGTTTGATAAAAAGAATCTTTTTTATCTTTCATTCTATCGTAAAACGCAAGATCGATTCCTAAGTCCTTTGCAATCTGTCTTCTTGGAATTTTTTGATCGATTAAATTGTACATATTAATAAGTATGTCTTTTTTATCGTTAAAAACTTTGAGTTGCATCCCTGCAATTTTAGTTACCTGATGCACTTTGATTGAATATTCAGTATGCTCGTTAAGTATGTTAGTATATAGCGGTCTATTTCTTTTAATTTTATGATATAAATCTGAAGTAATAGCGTATTTCTCCAAAGTTAATCGTTTTCCTGTTTGAGAATTAATGTCAGTTAATACTCCATATACGATATCTTTGATACTAATGCAGTGTTCTATTGTTCTTTCTAATCCTTGTTTTTTACTATGTTCTTTAATTTTATCGATAGTTTGTTGATTTCTCTTTTTGCCCATTTGACTAGGAGGTCTTGCACTATCGCAGATATTGGTTAAATTTTCTAGTCCTAATCTTTTTATTTCTTTTTCTTCCAAGTCGTATGCATCTTTTTCGTTTAAATTGTCGTGTAATATTATATATGGTACTGATTTATTATTTTCTAATATTAACGCAATCATTGCATCTTTGATCGGATTATTACATTTACTTTTAAACTGCTCGTGAAGTAACACTCTATCTCCGGTACCTTTGCCGATATAAAATATAGTATTGTTATCAAGAGGATTAATTAGACCATATACGTAAAACATATATTATTTATCAACAATCTATCATTTCGTCAATTATACAAGTTCAGTGTCATTTTCGTACGTAGTGAACCCATTTTCTTTAGTAACTTTTAAAATATTAGTTACTCTGCCGGCTAGTTCATCTCGATGACTAATTAAGAAGATATTTTTCCTATTTTCTCTTGACATACTTTTTAGTAAAGCAAGCGATGCATCGACACCCGCTGAATCAAGACCACTGTCAATCATTTCGTCGATAAACAACAAATTGATTGGTCTATTTAGGCTTTCATAAACATCTCTAAATGCCCACGACAAGCCTAAAATAAGTCTATTACGTTCACCACGACTCAAGTTATCAAAGTCAAACTCTTGTCCAAGTTGGGTAATATCTACTTCTAAGTCACTGCGGAATTTTACTTCATGCGGCAAACTTAGCTTTTCAAGATAATATGCTAGTCTGTGATTCAAATAACTCAAGTTTTGTTCAATAATGCGCTTACGAATAAAACTATCCTTACTGGTCAACAATTTAAGCAAAAACTCTTGATGTTCATTTAATTTTGTTAAACTATTAATAGTTTCAAAATTAATCTCTTCCAAAGCACTGGTTTTCAAATGCTCTGCTTGTTCAACATAAGGATCAATGTCTAACGCTCTACGCTCAAACTGATCCTGTGCTGTTTCTAAAGTACTCTTATGATTAACTGCATCGTCGATATCGGAATAACGAACTGTAGGTGCTGTACCTAACTTACCTAGTGCAATAATGTCTGCCTGTACTTTTTGCAGTGCAGTTTCTTCTTTATCTAAATCTTCTTTAAGACTGACAACTGCTGCGTCAATTTCTGCCATCATTTCTTCTTGCTTGTTATCGTGAATGTCTTGACCACAAGCATGGCATTGGTGTGCTTCGGCTTTAGTCTTAGCACCTTCCAATTTCAATAAATTATTTTTTAAGATTTTGATAGCACTTTGATGAGCAGCTAAATCTTTATTGTAACGTTTAAGTTCTTTTTCATTAGCCTGCCATAATGCCAGAGCTTTATGATTTTCCAGTTCAACGGCAATATCAATGTTCATTAGTTCATTGATACTGGCTGCAAGTTTTTCTAAATCGTCCTGTTGTTTCGTTTGCCAAAGACGACTACGACGTTCCAAATCTTCAATAGAGGTTTTAATTTTAGTGTTTGCATCGCCAATGGCTTTGATTCTATATTCTTCTTCTTTGATAGCATCTTTAGTATTCTTAATTAAATCTTTGAGCAAGGTTGCTTTTTCACTAAGTTGAGTAATGCCCAACAACTGTTCAATAATATCTCTTTGGTCATTAGTTTTCAAACTAAGGAACGGCTCTGTGTAAGTATTAAGGGCAACAATATGCTTGAACATGTCATGTCCCATACCAAGCATACGTTCAATGTCTGCTTGTGTTTCCTTGTTCTCGCCTTGCTGTTCTTCAGTTTCTCCGTGAGTAGATTCTTGATCATCTACTATGAAGCGAAGCACGTTAGGCTTACGTCCGCGTTCAATACGATAACTATGACCTTCGCTTTCGAACTCGCAAGTAAGCAGCATGTTCTTGCCGTTAGTCTTGTTGATCAAGTTATCTTTGCGAATGTTAGTCAACGCATTGCCGTACAACACATAGCTTAATGCATTGACAATAGTAGTCTTACCTGTTCCGTTACGACTACCATCGCCTCCTAAGTCCATGTTATTGCCCAAGACTAAAGTAAGACCGTGTTGGTCGAACTTTAATGCTTGAGTAACATTGCCTACTGATAGAAAGTTTCTTACTGTTAAGTTTTTTAATTTAATCATGAAGTTGTATTATACGTGAAGTCCATTGTAAATGTCAATGAGTGTTTGGCGATCCACAACATCACTTTCAATTGCTGTAAGTTGTTGAACAACAATTTGATCTACTGATTCAAAATGAACGTCGCCACTCCAATCCTGTGCATGTTCTTCTCGTTTGGCCGGAATTAATGTAATCTCTCTAAGTTGATATTCTTCTTGCCAATTCTCTTTTAAGAATGTTGCTTCTTCAAAACTAATATCAGCATCGCAGGTAACACGCAAGAAAGTGTTCCGGTCCATGTACTTTGAAGGATCATCAATCAATCTTGTAAGATCAATAGTTTTGAATTTTGGAGCATCGGGCCAAGCAATGTACTGAGGTTCGCCACCAAACTCAAGAATCATCATACCGCGGTCATCATCCCATGCATCTGCATAGTTATGCGGAAAAGCATTGCCGATATAACTGACATTGCCGCTGTGTTGTCTCATATGAAAGTGTCCAGAGAACACACGTTCTTGATTAGGAAAGTGTCCGCGATTAAGTCCGCCATGATCCGGCATTTCAACCATAGCATTCATTTTAAAATTAGGAAGTTCAAAGTGACCAAATACATAACGACTGTCAAGACGTTTCATGCCAGTCCATTCGTCGCCTACTAACCATGGTACAAGACTGACGCCACCTTCAGTATAAACATCATTTACCAAAACAATGTTTTTCTGATTTTTGATAAATGGAATACTGGTTAAGTCGCGCTTCTCACGATAGTACAAATCGTGATTACCAGGAATAAAAAAGAAGCGTTCAAAATGTTTACTGATATAATCAATAGCATCTACTGTATAGTTCAATGTACTAACGTTAACTGTAGCACGATGGTGATGCCAATCACCCATGAAGATTGCTGTGTCACAGCCTTGTCTAGTTGCTTCAGCACAAAACCATTTAACAAAACCCATACAATCATCGTTATGGGCTTTGCTGTTTTGTCTCATACCAAAGTGAATGTCTGTAAAGACTGCTGCCTTTTTAAACATATCTGTCATTAGAAATCCTCTGTTTTAAGATTAGCGATACGCTCACGTTCGTCACGCATCATTGTTTCATGTTCGAACTGTCTAGTGAAACTAGGACTGCTACCAGTTTGAATTAACAGGTCGTCTCGAATCATTTGGTTTTTCTTTTCAATATTAAGGATGCGAGTGAAACTGTTGTCAATAGCGGCAGTATAATACGCAAAAGGGTTCTGCGATTTTGATTCATCGAATTGTAATCCTATCTGTGATAATTGTAGTAGTGCTTGGCTACGCATTTCGTCTACATAAGTGTAGCCACGCCAGTTAAATCTCATGCTATATCGTTCGCAGAGTAACATATAGCTTTTGGCTAATTTTTTTGTTATCTCGCCTTCTAAACAGAATTCGCCAGTGTCCATGTCGCCTCTCCAGTGACTTTTACCTACACAAACGAGTTTATCTTCTCCGTCGATTGTTTCAAACTTCCAATGTTGATAAGGAGGGAAGTTACATTTACTGTGATGGTCACCTTTGTTCTTAGGAGTCTTTTTACGTCCAGGTTCTAAAGGGATATGATCGTGCGTCATGATCCTAAACACTACATCGGTTTTAGCGATTTTTTTATAGTCGATTTCAACTTCTGCTAGTTTAGTTTTTGGATTAATTGTTTGAGCTTCTGCTAGTGCTATATGACTAAGACGTAGTGCCTTGGTTCTTTTTGCATCAGCAATAGTTCTGATATTAATCTTATCTACACTGGGTAGAATCAAATCGTAGTCTCCGTATTCGGGTTTAGTATAACTGCTGTAGCGGTTTTTACTTAAATGAATTTCTTTTAACAGTTCTTTATTAGTAAGATACTGCTTTGCTAAGGGGTTTGCTTGTGATGTTGCCATAACGTAATAATAACACATTTTTATTATTGGTGTCAAGTCTTTTCGTTAAAACTATACATTATTTTACCATAAATATAGTTATGAGTGTATATTTACAAGCAACCAATCCAATAGGCGGACTCGTTAAATTAGAGTTTCCTTACACGCCTCAAATTGAATACAGTACCGACGTTAAGTACGATACATACAATACCACGCACACAAATTACCAATTATACGGATATACCAGAAGTGAAAATCCCACAATAAGTTTAAATTGTAAGTTTAGTGCACACACTGCTGACCACTTTAAGTTAAGCGAATTTGCAATTCGTTTTTTAAGAACATACACTAAAATGAATTATGGAAGGGAAGATCCAGACAGAGGACAACCTCCAAGAGTATTGCGTTTCTTTGCACACGGTAGTAGCATGTTCAATAATGTACCTGTAGTAATTACCAAATTTACAATGACACTACCAGAAGATGTTGATTATATAAAAGGAAACATCGGCGCTGGCGGCAATGTTACAAAAACGAACGTTGTTCGTTCAAGTCAAGTACCAACAAACACATTAGTAGATAAACAACTTGGTATCGACAGTGTAGATGGCAGCATATATTTGCCTTCGATTTTTCAAATTAGCATTAATTTATATATGCAACAAAACATGTATAAGGCTGTCAAAGAGTTTAAGTTAGAAGATTTTGCTAAAGGAAAACTAAGTAGCAAAGGATATATTTAATTATGGCTAGAACAAAAGCATCCGGTAACTACTATGATCAACGCAGTTTTCTTAAAGATACTGAGTTTAAGAATTTTTATCTAGATGTTAGCAAGTTACCAAAAGTATCAACAACAAATGGCGATATGATTCAAGTACCGCCTGAATGTGAAAATAGAATTGATTTATTCAGTTATCAGCAATATGGCTCGAGTAGATTATGGTGGGTAATTGCACTGGCAAACGCCGATATCATCAAAGATCCTACATGGGATTTTAAAGCAGGTATGGTAGTATTCGTTCCACGTGACGCAAACTTGACATCGAATACATTAGGAGTTAATTAATGCCTACAAGGGTATCAAGTGTTTATGGTCCGAGAGATTTATTCGGAAGGGATTTTCATCATGGAATTGATTATGCAACTCCGATTGGATCGCCAATATACGCTAATAAAGAGTTAACAGTAACTTATGCCGGATCGCAAAACGGTTATGGCAATGTTGTATATGCCAGAGACAATGTTGGTACTGAATATAGATTCGGTCACTTAGACAGTATTCCTGCAGAAACTAAAGTTGGATCAACTCTACCACCGGGAACAAAAATAGCATATACTGGAAATACCGGCGATAGCACTGGTGCTCACTTACATTTTGAAGTGCGTAGAGGAGGAAAATCAGTAGACCCGCTAACCACCATCGATCCAGCTACCGGAAAACCCTATGAAAATAATGCTACATTTGAACCAGGAAAACCATCATTGAGAAATAGTACAGCCGCTAAAGAATCAGGTTATACACCAAAAGGCACAGTAGAAGCACCAAGGACTCGTTCGATGAATCCTGCGAAGCCTGTGACTAGACCAGACGATAATCAAAGTCCTGCAGAATCTGCAAGATTAGGCAGATATGCTAAACCGCAACGACCACCAGGAATTAAAATACCTAGAATAAATCCTTTATTAAGACTAGGCGACCAATAATGTCATATACATATTACACACGATTAACATTAGTACACCCGCAGGCAGTTAGTAGCCTCGATCCCAGACTTGGCGTAGTTATTGCCGAGACAGCAACCACAGGTAGATTTATTTTATCTGATATTACATGGGAAAGTGCAGTAAGTCCAAATGCTTTGACTACTGTTGCATATAACACTACTGGCGAATTAAAAATATTAGAGCCATTAGGAATGAGTCTGTTTGATTATATCAGAGCAGCCGCATACGACGTGGGAATGGAAAACCATATCGATGCTCGCTTCCTGTTAGAAATCGAAATAATGTCTGAATCTTTTTTAAAAAATAGCAGTCCTTACAAATACATTTGGCCTATAATGTTTATTGCTAGTAATGTTAAAAGTAGTTTAACTGAAAGAGGAACAGAATATAATATTCAATTTATTCACTCGGCGGATCATGCTCAATTAGATCTAGTGCAACCGATTAAAGAAACACTGACCATCGAAGGTGTGCAAAATCTTAAACAATATTTTGAACAACTTCAGACAAAATTAGAAGAACGAGAATTTAAATATGCTGCTGCAAGACAAAAAGCAGGCAGCACTAAATGTCCTGGTGGAACTAATCCTGCAAAAGCAGATGATTATCACGACGAGTACCATTTCATATTAGAACCTAGATTAGAAGATCCTAAATACGCTCTTACAACTAAAGGTCCTGCAGACAAAGGTGTGCAAGGTTCATGGACGAATTATCTGCCATGGACTACTAATAGATGGAATGTTACCACTCGTCCTGGTACTACGATTATGAATCAAATAACAAATATCTTAATGAGTACTAAAGATATTTCTGATTTACTTCCAGGAAGACCTAAGCCTGCAACTGCCGATGCCAGCGGCAGTAGTGATAGAAGTTCAAAAAATATGAAAGATATGCTAGCAAATGTTTATCAATTTTTTAGAATTGAAACACATAGCGTATATAAGTTATACGATTACGTCCGAGGACGTTACGCGGTAAAACATGTCTTCTTCATTTATCTAGCAGATCAGCCTAATATGTATCAATATCCTGATGAGCTTGATTTATTAAACAGTTTAAGTAATAGAGACAAAGTAGAATTAAAATTAAAATATTATATACAACAAGGTCTATTAGAAAAAATTTATTATCATAACTACACTGGTTTGAACAGCGACATATTGAAAGTAGACTTACAATTTAATCAAAGCTATTCATTGCCAACCTTTACACAAATTTGGGCAGACCGCGGACAAACAGGCCCAGGTATGATGAATGTACAAAACTATAATAAACGTATTAGTCCGTTTATTCATAGAGATGATAAAGGAGTTAGGAATGCCATTGCTGATCTAAAAGCAGCCAAAGGAAAAATAGAAGCCCAAGCCAAAGGCATGTTAAATGACAAAGGCGAATTAAAAGATCAACGAGCAAGCTCTCGAGGAAAGCCTTCGGCGAGATCAGAGTACGAACAATTACAAAAACAAATAAAAAATTATGAGGAACAAATAGCCAAACGTGAACAAGAATTGGCAACAATTAGTATACCACAAAAACCATTGAACGCTATTAACAATAGATCAGAATTACTGGAAGCTCTTAAAGGAAAATATGTTGAAGATATAGATTTTTCTAATATTTTAAAAAGTGCATTGAATGTTGATTTTCCTAGTATGCGACCTAGAATGGAGATTGATGTAGTCAGCGAATCTATCGATAATGTTAAATCTGAAAACGAAAGATTAATGGAAAAGATTTTTGCTGTACAAATTGGCCCTAGAGATTTAATGGAACTTGATTTAGAAATTATTGCAGATCCTTATTGGCTAGGAGTACCAAATATTTTACTTCAAGGTAAAGTGAGTTTGGATAAAATAAAGTTTCCAGAAAAAACAGAAGCTGGTATTAGAGAAAAACTTAAAAAAGTAATGCCAGGTATTGATCCTAGTTGGAATAATAAAACAGCAACTTGGGGAGATTATGGTGTAGCACAAAAATATCAAGGTAGCACATTAATATACTTTAATACACAAGTGCCTGATAGTGCTTTTGATGATAAAGATATGTTAGAGTTCAGTCCTAACGATCAAATTGTTGGCATATACTTGGTTAAGTTTGTAACTAATGAATTTAAAAATGGTTTATGGACACAAAAATTAAAAACAGTAAGAGATCCAACTATTCCAAGTTATGTATTACCACGTGGATTAACTGGAGAAATGACTTTTGAACAATACATGGATGATGTAACAGATAGTCCAGTAAGAGCCGTTGACAAACTAAACGAGATTAAGAAAGAACAAGAAAAAGCAAGAGAAAGAGAACTTGGCACTAATAACTTGTTGCCTGTTCCAGGTATAGAAGCTCCTACAAACACAGTACTAAGTCCTAGAATGTCAGAAGCATTGGCTATACAAAAAGAACTGCTTGCTAATAATCCTCCGCCGGTAGTTAACAATCCAGTCGAAAATGCTAAAAAATTAATGACGCCTAGTGCAGACAACAGAAATCCTTTAAACAAACAACAGGCATATCAAGCTGCTCGTGCACAATATGAACGTGAAGTTACTGCTAATGCAGAGCATATGGAAGCAATAAACAAAAGAGCATACGCAGAAGCCAATGTCACTGATGTTCAGCCATATAGTGCTAAGACCATGGCAAGCCTAGCATTGACTCGAAGTGGCAATGGTGGATTAGAAGATTGGAAAGCTAGTTCTAGTATGACTACACTGGGAAGAATCAACACTGCTGCTCAAAGCAATAATCCTGCAGGTATAGGCTACGACAGTGATGCTAAGAAATATTATCGATATAGTAATTTTACAGACGGCGCAACTGCTGCTAATGAATACTTTAATTATGGATCGGGTGTGAAACAAGTTGGAGTACAAGGAGCAGATAGATTGTTATTGCCTGCAAATATTAAAACAGATCAATACACGTATATTACAACTAAATTGAAAGGCGGCAAATAATGAGCGGCGGTAATATTGCAAACCCATACGGTAATTCAAGAACACCGAAAAGTTATAACGAAAACAGTAATCAAAACGGCAAGGCAGCAAGCCCAGGCGTTTATGTTGGAGTAGTTAAAAAGAATGATGATCCTCAAAATATGGGTCGCTTAAAAGTTTATATTAAGGAATTTGGCGGCGACCCTGATATTGAAAGCTCTTGGATTAGTGTGAGTTATGCCAGTCCGTTTGCAGGTTCCACTAGCATATACGATCAAGGCAATAATGTTGAAGATTATGAAGACACTATGAAAAGCTACGGCTTCTGGGCAGTCCCGCCGGATTTAGATGCTCAAGTGTTAGTTGCATTTAACGCAGGTAAAGTTCAAGACGGCTATTGGTTTGCTTGTTTATATCAACGAGGTACTCAAGTTAGTGTTCCTGGTATTCCATCAAAAAATACACACGGCGGCAAAAACAAGCCAGCGGCACCGAAAAATAAAAAAGATTCTAATCCAGATTTGGAGAAATATGTAGAGCATAAACCAATGAGCAATGCTTTGAAAAAGCAAGGTTTAGAAAAAGATTTATTAAGAGGTTTGACAAGCAGTAGCGCAACTAGAGAAAGTCCTAGTAAAGTATTAGGAATATTAACTCCAGGACAGCATCAATTCGTAATGGATGATGGAGATAAAGACGGAAACAATAAACTAATTAGACTTCGCACTACAAATGGCACTCAATTATTACTAGACGATGCCGGCGGTCACATTTATCTAATTACTAAAAACGGCGAAAATTGGGTTGAACTTAGTAACGATGGAGCAATTCATATTTACGGCGGCAGCGATATTAATATAAGAAGCAAAAATAATATTAACTTATACGCCGACAACGACATTAATATTGAAGCAGGTAGATCCATTAATATGAATGCCAAGGAAGGAAGTTTACAGTTACACGCAGGTACTGATCTTAATTCTATTGTAGATGGAAGTACACGATTTACCAGTGCCTTAAGTAGTCATATATACAGCGGCACCGGACATTATGAAACAGCTGGTGTTATTCACATGAATGGACCTGATGCAGAATTAGCCTCTGCAATACAAAAATATAAACTTATGGTAAATCACGGAGTAACTGAAAGTATTTGTAATACTGTTCCTGAGCATGAACCTTGGTATGGACATAGTGGAGCAATTAATCCAATTGGTCCAGGTAATCAACAAATGAAAATAGATTTAAAGCCGAACGAAACGCCACGACAACCCGAAGCAACCGAAGAAGGCGCACCTATTAATATTAATAGCGAAAAGCAAAAAGAAGTCGACATCGAAAACGTGAAAACCAGCGATGTTGCAATAGGATCGATTAAGCAAAGTAACGGGTATAGTCCTGTTAATGTAAAAGACGCATCTGGACAAAGTGGGGGTTACGGTAGTGAAATTCTTACAAATACAACAAATACAGACAGCAATAGCGGTGATGTATAAGACATGGGATTAGGTTAATATGGCAACACGAGGATTTGAAATTCCAATAATAGGCGAAGGTTCTACTTTTTTATCAGCAGAAACTTTTACAAAAGTTGAGAAAAAAATTGCAGAAGCAACTAAAGCCTCTGCAAATTTAATGAAAGTTGTTTCTGAAGTTACTGGCTTAAACGGTAAGGCAGCAGACGAAAACAATTTAATCAACTATTTGACTAATGGTATTAGTCCACAGCAAGCAGATAATATGTTGGCTTCTGATATAGTTAAAAATGAAACATCTGTAAAGAACACACTGTCCTCTTTAGGTGTATCAAAAATACCTCAAAATGTATTTGACGGACTAGTTAGTATGCAAAATCAACTGGGAGATATAAGCTATGCATTTATCGGCGGTTCCAAAGTTGATTTAACTACATTCTATAAAAACGGCGATTGGGACAAAGCAGCAAGTTTTATGGCAGCAGACGAAAGGGATCGTCCTAGAAGAATTAGAGAAGCCGCTATGATAGTTGGCAATGATTACGGCCCTAACATTGACGAAACTTCTATTGTTAGACAAGGTTTAGATAATGCCAACGAATTAGTTGCAAAAGAAAAATTAAATCAACAAACAGGTGAAGCGGCATCTACACAACAAATATATGC